CATCGAAATTTCCTTCCCCGGCATTCCCTCCGAAGCTATCCGCACCGCCCTGAAAAACCTTCGCTTCCGCTGGCATGGTGTAAAAAAGGTTTGGTACGGCTACACCACCGAAGAAGCCGCCCGGATCGCCATTGACACCGCCGAAGGAAACAAGGCCACCGAAGCCCCCAAGGCCACCAAGCAAGCCGCCCCCCAGGCCGAAAAGGCCAATAAATACGGCGTGAAGGTTGGGGACATCTTCGAAGCTTCCTGGGGCTGGGAACAAACCAATGTTGACTTTTTCCAGGTGATCGCCCTGGTGGGTGAATCTTCCGTCAGGGTTCGTGAAGTGTGCCCCCCCCTGATTGATGAAATCGGCATTTCCGGCATGAGCGCAGACCGCACCTACAAAATCACTTCCGAATTGCTCCCCCCCGGTTCATTCCTCCGTATTCATCAAGGATCAGGAAAACGGCGATTTGAAACGCATTACCCCCGGTTATTTCTCCGATCCTGAAGAAGCAAAGAAAAATTGCTGCTTCAAGCTTGCCAGCTACGCCACCGCCCACAAGTGCAACGGCGAAACCATCAAAGTATACGAATCCTGGTACGCATAACCCAAACAAACCAACACCGGGCCGGGCGGTATAACCCGGAAGAAAGGAAGGAAAAATCATGAAGAAAATGTTGAAGGTTCTTGCCCTGCTGCTGGCGGTTTACCTTGTGGCCAGCCTGGCCGCATCTGTGGTTGTTACTGTTACGGATGATGATGATCTGTACCGCTCCATTGTAAATCATCGTTACGGCCTGTTGGTTTCGGTTTTGACGGAAGATGAATTTGTGATCCTGTCCCCGTTCAATAATTACTGTGATGTGTTTTTGCTGGTGGTAAGCTGGGCAGATGATTTCTATATCTATTCAGATGGGTTTTATGGTTTCGGCGAATGGTAAAGCAAAAAGCCCCTTTCCGGGGGCTTTTTTTTGAAAAGATTTCATTGAATTTCAGTATTGACATGATTTATCATTATGCTTGTAAAAGAATATAGCTTGCGTCTGCCCCGGTGGTTCTCCTTTTCTGCTGGGGCTTAACTATGATGATAAGAGGGTGTGGCGTTCGCTGCATCCTTTTTTCATGCAATCAGGAGTGTGGGACGGGCGATCATCGCCGATAATTTTTTATTTATGCCCACGGGAAATATTTTTCTGCTGGTGGGGGGCAGAGAAACACAAAAAACAGAAAGAAGGTGAGATTGTGGCAAACATGACGGCAAAACAACAGCGGTTCTGTGATGAATATTTGATCGACCTGAACGCCACACAGGCCGCAATCAGAGCCGGATATTCTGAAAAAACCGCTGGTGCAATCGGAAATGAAAACCTGAAAAAACCTAAAATCAAAGAATATATAGACGAACGGATGGAAGAAAAGGAAAAAGCCTTGATAGCGGATCAGGACGAAATATTGAAATACCTTACATCTGTATTGCGAGGGGAAACAAAATCAACCGAAATAGTGGTGGAAGGTGCTGGCGAAGGTTTTTCAATGGCCCGTACCATACAGAAAGAACCATCTGAAAAAGACAGGCTGAAAGCGGCTGAACTGCTGGGCAAGCGGTATGGGCTGTATACAGACAAATTTGATGTAAATGGTGCAATACCTGTTGTTATTTCCGGGGGTGATGAACTTGAAGATTAATGTTTTAGGCACAATGTACACCGTTATCATGAGCAATGAACAGAAAGACCCAAAGCTTTTGAATTGTGACGGCTATTGTGATAAGACGAGCAAAAAGATTGTTGTGCTGGAAACAAGTGCACAATCTGACCTTGATAATTTTGAATGTTACAGAAAGAAAGTGCTGCGCCATGAAATAACCCATGCATTTCTGTTTGAAAGTGGGCTGCATGAGAATTTTGAGCATAAAACCTTCGGCCATGATGAAACAATGGTTGATTGGATTGCTGTACAGTTTCCGAAGCTGCTGGAGGTATTCAAAAAGGCTGATTGCCTATGAAAACAGCGGATAAGATACACATTCGGCTGCCTGATGTAGTGGGCAAAGGGTACGGCACTTTCTGGAATTTCAAGGGCCGTTTCCGATGCTGCAAAGGTTCACGGCGTTCTAAGAAATCAAAAACAATGGCGCTATGGACAATCAGCAAGATCATGGAATACCCGGAATCCAATATGCTTGTGGTTCGCAAGGTGTACAGCACATTGAAAACATCATGTTTCACGGAATTGAAATGGGCCATTAAGCGGCTGAAGGTGGAAGAATGGTGGGATATAAAAGAAAGCCCCCTGGAAATGACCTATAAGCCAACCGGGCAGAAAATCTATTTCCGTGGGCTTGATGATCCGCTGAAAATCACATCCATTTCGGTTGAAGTGGGTTCTTTGTGCTGGATATGGATTGAAGAAGCCTATGAAATCACCAGCGAACAGGATTTTGACACGCTGGCAGAATCCATCCTGGGTGATTTGCCGGAAGGGCTGTTCAAACAAATCACACTGACCTTTAACCCATGGAATGAAAAGACATGGATCAAGCACAGGTTCTTTGATGAAATCATCGGCAGGGATGCAGAAGGCAATAACATCTACAAGGAACGGGAAACCCCCATTTCAGAAGATGGATCAATCCTTGCCATTACCACAAATTACATGTGCAATGAATGGCTGTCTGAAGAAGATAAAAAATACTTCGACAAAATGCGCATAACAAACCCCAAGCGTTTCAAGGTGGCAGGGCTTGGGGAATGGGGCATTTCAGACGGCCTTGTGTATGAGAATTGGAAGGAAGAAGCCTTCGACCTGGACGAAGTAAGGAAACGCCCCGGTATTGTTTCTGTCTTTGGCCTTGACTGGGGCTATACGAATGACCCTTCTGCATTGTTTTGTGGGCTGCTTGATAAGAAAAACAAGCAGCTTTTTGTATTTGATGAAATGTATGAAAGGGGCATGAGTAACAGACGGATTGCAGACACCGTGCAGGAAATGGGCTATTTCAAGGAACGGATCACGGCAGACAGCGCAGAGCCGAAATCCATTGATGAACTGAAAAGCTATGGAATGCGTGTAAAGGCTGCGCAGAAGGGCAAAGACAGCGTAAAGAACGGCATTCAGTGGATTCAGGATTTAGAAATCATCATACATCCACGAAATGTGAATTTCATCACGGAGATTGGCAACTATACCTGGGATAAAGACAAATTCGGAAACAAGCTGAATGTGCCGATTGATGATTTTAACCATTTGATGGACGCTATGCGCTATGCGCTGGAACAGTACATCACAGAAAAGAAATGGGTTGCATAAAGAAAGGAATTGGGGTGATAAAGTGCTTACAACGGAACAGATACAACGGTTTATTGCGGTTGATGCTGCCAGCCCTGCCAAGCTGGATGCAAAAACCGGGTGGAGGTATTACCAAGGCAAGCATGATATTGAAAACCGCAAAATCTATTTTGTGAATTCAGAAAAAGAATTGCAGGAAGATTTGCTGAAAAGCAATATCCGCATTAGCCATCCTTACCACCGGGAAGTGACAGACCAGGTGGTGCAGTATATCCTTTGCGGTGAAGAAAGCTTTATCCGCAGTGATGATCCTGAATTGCAAGCGGAACTGGATAACCGTTTCAATTACAACGAAGATTTCATTGCAGAGCTTTATAAACTGCTGACGGGTGTTGTGGCAAAGGGCTGGGAGTACATGTATGCCCACAAAAACAAGGAAGGCATTACAGAGTTTTCCCATGCTGACAGCCTGGGCATTGTGGAAGTGATGGCCAAGGAAACGGACGATCAGTGCGAATACCTGATTTATTACTATGAAGAAAAGGTGCTGGATAAGACAGTCACCAGAATTCAGGTATGGGATGCAAACCAGGTATGGTTCTATTGCCGGGTGAATAACGGCGAAATTGAGCCGGACGAATCGGAAAAGATCAACCCCAGGCCGCACACCTTGCACCACAAAGGGGAAAAGGTATTTACAAACGAAAACAGCAAATTCGGCCAAATTCCCTTCTTCTGCATGGAGAACTTCCCCCTGAAGCGCAGCGACCTTTTCTATTACAAGGACGATATTGACGATTATGACCTGATGAATTGCGATTTGAGCAATAACCTTCAGGACACCAACGAAGCGGCCTATATTCTGCAAGGCTTTAACGGCAGCAAGGATGATCTGGACGAACTGATGATGAACTTCCGTGCCAAGAAAGCCATGGGTTTGCCCGATGAAGGCAGCGTGGAAGTGCCTACCGTCAATGTGCCTTATGAAGCCCGGAAAGTGAAGATGGAAATTGATAAAGAAAACATCTACCACGCCGGGCAGGGCCTGAACACGGAAGGGCTGAAGGATATGAAAGCCACAACCAACCTGGCTATCAAATCGGCCTATTCCAGCCTTGACAGCAAGGCCGTAAAGCTGAAAATATCGCTGAAGCAATTCCTGCGGAAGCTGCTGAAAGTGGTGCTGCCTGAAATCAACCAGGCGAAAAACAAAGATTATCAGCAGAAAGATATTTACTTTGTATTTGAGCCTGTGCTGCCGACAAACGAACTGGAAAAGGCACAGATTGATCTTGCCAAAGCCCAGACGAAGCAGACGAAAATCAATACCTTGCTGACACTTCAGGAACGGCTGGACGATGAAACTGTCATGAAGGGCATTTGTGAAGAACTTGAAATTGATTATAACGAAATCAAAGACAAGCTGCCCCCTCCCGATGATCTGGCCGCATATGAAACCCAGCTTACCAGCAAAGCGCCGGAAGATGCAAAGGCTGGTGATTTGATTGCTGAAGCGTGAAATTGAGGTAGCACGGCATTTTCTTTCCGAAGAAAAAAAGGTGCTGAAGCTGATTGAGGAACAATACAAGGCTGCGTATGAAGCCATAAGCATGCGCATAGCCCTGATGCAGTCAGAGGAAATGACGGCTTCCCAGGTGTTGCGCCTTCAGCATCAAAAGACGCTGAAAGCCCAGGTATCAGCCATCCTTGATAAGCTGCATGCGGATGAATTCAGCACCATTGAGCAGTTTACCCAGCAAAGCTATACAGATGGCTATATTGGCACGGTGTACAGCTTGCACGGCCAGGATATGCCCTTCATTCTGCCCATTGACCATAATGCAGCCGCAAAGGCCATTGTGACGGACAGCAAGATCAATGAGGGGCTGTATACGGCCCTTGGCGTTGATACAAAGCGCCTGAAAAAAACCATCACGGAAGTATTGACCCGTGGCATTGCCAGCAATCTTTCCTATGCGCAAATGACCCAGCAGATCATGAATGCAACAAAATCACCCAAGAAAAGGGCGAAAAACATTGTGCGCACGGAAGCCCACCGCATCCAGCAAGCCAGTCAGGAGGATGTGCGGCAAGCGGCAAAAGGCCGGGGCGCTGATGTGGTGAAGCAGTGGGATGCAACGCTGGATATGAAAACCAGGGACAGCCACAGAATGCTTGACGGCCAAATCCGGGAAGTGGACGAACCGTTTGAAATCCACGGCTTGAAAGCCATGTACCCCGGTGATTTCGGTGATCCTGCGGAAGATTGCAACTGCCGCTGTGTAGCGCTGACAAGGGCCAGAAAAGCCCTGGACGCTGACGAACTGCAAACCATGCAGGAACGGGCGGCTTTCTTCAAGCTTGACAAAACAGAGAACTTCAAAGAATTCAAAGAAAAGTACCTGAAAGCGTCTGAAACCCTTGAAAAATCTGGCAAAAGTGGTATAATGGATGTGGAGAAATCCACTGTTAAAAATGCAGTCACATCCGGGGCTGTTACTACAAAGGTAAACAAAGAAAAGCAGAATAGGCATATTAAGAGCAGCGCCGGGTATCAGCAAGGCAAAAGCTATATTACTGGCACTTTAGAAGATGCACAAAAGCTTGTTGATGAATTGAGCGGAAAAGGGGTAGCGTTGTATAGCCGAGACGGTAAGTGGTTACACAAAGAAAGAGTACATAGCTCTGAAAAAATTGGCATACATGTTGATCCAGACACAGGCAAAGAAACAAAAACAAGCAATGGGATCATCGTCTATTCCAAGACCGGAAGCCACATTATACCAGCAAAGGGGGATGAAGAATGAAGCTATACCAGCTTGAAGGAAAAAAAGTAAGGATAGTTTGTGACAACGAACAAATGTACTTCGGCAAAGTTACAGACTATATACACCCTGAAGATAATGAGCCTGAAGGTGAAAGCATCGTACTCAAAACCCTTGAAGGTGTATTGATTGAGTTTCGCCCGGAAGAGATCAAAGAAATTGAGATAATCAAATAACAAGCACCCTGCATAAAGCACGGTGCTTTTTTTATGCCATGAAAGGGGTGTTTCCAATGAACAGAGAGAAACTAATACAGCAAATCAAGGATTGTGGGCAAAGCATCATTGATAATGCTGAAAAAATCCAAAATAACTTTGAATATGCATGCAATGATTTGATAATCACGATTGATATTAACCCCCGTGCAGCGCCTGTGATTGCTGTGAAACGGGAATACATTCCTGAAAATTACATTGTCAAACTTAAAGAGCAATGAAAGGGGTGTTTCCAATGTGGTAATCAACCATCAATCAACTAAAAAAGCCTTGTAAAGACTGCGTTTGCAGTCTTTTTTTGATGAAAAAGAAAGGAGCGAATCAAGAAAATGATTAACTGGAAAGCAAAACTGACTTCCCGTAAACTGTGGGTTGCTGTGGCTGACTTTGTGGGCATGCTGATGGTGGCCTTTGGTGTGGCTGAAGATACCGTTACCCAGGTAGCAGCCCTGATTCTGGCTGGTGCTGGTGCGCTGGCATACATCATTGCAGAAGGGCTTGTGGATGCCAAGGCTGCCGATACTGCCACCGCTATTCCCATTGAAGGCTTTGCAGAAATTCAGGATGTAAAACAGGGTGATGATCCTAATGGCGTATGACATTCAGAAAGTAATAGCCATTGCTGAAAAAGAAGTTGGCTATCTTGAAAAAGCAAGCAATAGCCAGCTTGACAGCAAAACAGCCAATGCCGGGAATAAGAACTATACAAAATATGCCCGTGACCTTGCAGAAGTCAGCTTTTTTAACGGCAGGAAACAGGGGGTTGCCTGGTGTGCAACCTTCACTGCCTGGTGCTATTACAAAGCATACGGCAAGGCTGCTGCCCTTTTCCTTTTGTGCCAGCCTACCAAAGCGGCGAACAATGCCGGGGCTGGATGTAGGTATGCCAGAAATTATTTTAAGGCAAAAGGGCAGCTATACAACAGCCCTATGCCGGGTGATGTGATTTTCTTCTATTCATCCGACAAGAGCCAGATTCAGCACCAGGGGCTTGTTTACAAGGTGGATGCAAACAAGGTGTATACCATCGAAGGAAACACTTCCGGTGCATCTGGTGTTATTTCCAATGGCGGCGGCGTGTGTAAAAAATCCTATTCCCTGAATTATTCCCGTCTGGCTGGCTTTGGCCGTCCTGAATGGGGCGAGCAAGTGAAAGAAGAAGCCAAGCCGGAAGAAATCAAGAAACCCACCCAACCCACCCAGGCGGCAGCCTATACCACCTATACAGTGAAAAAAGGTGATAGCCTGTGGAAGATTGCAAAGAAGCTGCTTGGCAATGGCAACAAATACAAGCAGATTCAAAGCGCAAATAACATTAACGGTACACTGATCCGCATTGGACAGAAACTGAAAATACCCAAGGGATAAAGGGGGTGCAGAAATGCACTCCCTTTTCTATACATTCATCCGGGGGGATGTAAAACACCTATTCCAAATCATGATGCAACCATGTAAAAAGCGTAGAAAGGAATGAGCAACAATGTATAACAAACTGACCGAGATTTTTAGGGGAAGAAGCATTGCAGACGATATTATTCAGGGCGTTCTGGATGATATGAAGGCTAACAAATTGTTCCTTGCTTCTGAAGAAAACATGGATGTGCGGTATGGCAAGCTGAAAGGCGAACATGAAACCGCAAAAAAGAGCCTGGATGATGCAAACACCACCATTAAGCAACTGCAAGAAGCTACCCAGGGCCAGGACAACTTGCAGCAGATCATCAAGGATCACGAACAGAAAGAAGCCCAGCTTCAGGCCGAACTGGAAAAGGCAAAATTTGAAGCGGAAGCAAAGTATGGCCTTCTTTCTGCCGGGGCTGAAGATGTGGACTATGGCCTGTTTATGCTTCAGAAGATCATGACGGAAGATGGCAAGGAACAGAAGGTGGACGAAAACGGCAAAATTCCGGGCTGGGATAATTTGCTGTCCAGCCTGAAAACCCAAAGCCCCAAGAATTTCCCGGCCAAAGCAGACGGGGACGGTTACGAAGTGTACGAACCCCTGAAGCTGAAGAAAGGTGACGGCAAGGATGCTGCACCGACCAAAGAAGAATTCAGCGCATACAGCTATGAAGAACGGCTGGCGCTGAAGCAGAAAAACGGAACTCTTTATGACAAACTTGCGAAATAAGAAAGGAAGATGAACTATGCCCCGTACTGGCACTTTTGGCGGTTTCGCCTTTGACCCTGAAGTATTCACCCAGATGATGGCAGAAGGTGTGTATTGGAAGAATCCCATTCTGGCTTCCGGCGTGATCCGTGAAGATCCTTCCATCATGGATAAAATCGGCGGAAACGGTAATGTGGCCACCCTGCCCTTCTATCTGCCCATCAATATTGAAGATGAAGGCATGGCTGCCCTGAACAACGATGGTAACACCAACAATACCCCTGCTGAAATTGCTGGCAGCAAGCAGACCTGCATGCTGATCCAGCGCATGAAGGCTTTTAAGGCCAACGATTTCACCCAGGAACTGACTGGCGCAAAGCCCCTGGATCATGTGAAGAACAGCCTTCAGAACTATTACACCCAGGTATGGGAAAACGAACTGATGAACATCGTCGGTGCTGTTCTTTCCCTGGATGCCATGGCTGAACATGTGACCGACCTTTCTGTCACTACCGGCACTATTGCTGATGCCAACAAGGTTGATGAAACCACGGCCATTGACGCTGAAGAAGCTGCCCTGGGTGATATGGCTGGTGACCTGGGCCTGATGGTGATGCACAGCAAGATTTATGCCAATTACCAGAAGCGGCAGTTGGTGGAATACAACAAGTACACTGTCGGCGGTGCTGTCAAGCAGGAAATTGTGCTGCCTACCATTAACGGCAAGGTTGTGCATGTAACCAACCGCTACACCGTGGATGCTTCTGTGTCCGGTTTCCCTGTGTACAAGACCTATCTGCTGTCCGCTGGCTCTATCCTGGGTGCTACCAAGAACAACTACAAGGAAGCCTATTATGTGGATTACGACCCCGAAACCAATGCTGGTATCGAAATGCTGTACACCAAGCAGGGCCGTGTGCTGCATCCCAACGGCTTCTCCCTGGCCGTGGATAACATTGCCAAGGAATCTCCCACCCTGGCTGAACTGGGCGCTAAGGCCAACTGGGCGCTGAAGTTTAACCACAAGAATATCAAGATGGGCCTTATCAAGTCCAACGGTTAAGGGAAAGGGGGCGCATAACATGAACAGATTTGTGATTGTTGATGGGCTGCCCTTCCTGCTTGCCAATGGCAAAACTTTTCCTGTGCGATGGGACGAAAAAGGTTTCACCGTGGGGGCAGAAGTCGAGCTGGCTTCTGTCCCTACTGTGACCTATTCGGAAATTTCCATCCGGGCAAAGTGTGCCGGACGGCTGGACAGCATTGCGGTGTACGCACCCGAACCGCAGCAGGAACCGGAAGGCCAGAAAGAACCCGAACCGCAGCAGGAACAGCCCGATTTTGACGGCATGACCGTTGCTGAACTGAAGGAATATGCAGAAGCCCACGGCATTGACCTGGGCGCTGCAAAGAAAAAGGCTGAAATCATCGAAGCAATCAAGGGCGTGATCGAATGATAATGACCGTTGAGGAATTCCGGGCCTTTGTGCAGACGGATGAAACAGACCAGATGCTGTCCCTTCGCCTGAATGCCATGGAAAGAACCATCCAGGGCCACACCAATAACAATTTCCTGAAATACAGAAATGCGGAAGGTGTGATTGAATACCCGGCTGATATAAAGCTTGGGGCAATCAAGCTGCTGCAATGGGATATGGAAATGGGCGATAAAACAGGCATTGCATCTGAAACAATTTCCCGTCATTCCGTCACCTACCAGGGCAGGGACGGCAAAAACACTGTCAATGGCTACCCGGCAGAACTGATGGGCTTCCTGAAGCCTTACATGAAAGCATACTTCGGACAGGGGTTGAGGTTATGAAAAGGATGGGCGGCAATATCAATGCAATCGTGCAAATCGTCACGGGCAAAGAAAAAAACGCCATCGGTGAAACCGTGAAAACCTGGGCCGATGTGCAAACCCTGCATGGCTGGCTTGACCTGTTTTCCGGCAGATCGTCCTATGCTGTGTACAATGCAAAAATCCAGGAAAGCACCCACCTTTTCATTTGCGATTATGTACCGCTTGACAACCGTATTTCAGCCGAAACAGCCAGGATGATGATTAACGGCAAAGTCTATGACATTACGATGATTGATAATCCCATGGAAATGCAGAAGGGATCACACCTGGAATTCTTCCTGAAATACACGGGTGGTCAGTAATGGCTGATGTAAAATTGTTTGACTATACGGCAAGAATCATCGTGCCGAAAATCAACGAAGCTACCCTGAAATGGCTGGTAGAATCGGCAAATGAAATTGCATCAAAAGCAAATCGAGATTGCAAAATGGATGGGGATGCCGGGTTAAAATTGCGTGGTTCATATACTTATGAATTGGACAAAACTGCCGGAAAAGCAACCATTGGCACACCGCACGAAGAAGGGTACTGGGAAGAATTCGGCACTGGCGAACATGCCGTGGACAAAAGCAAAAGCCGCAAGGGCTGGTGGGTGTATACCCCCGATGATCCCGGCCCGGAAGGCTACCAATCCGGCGTGTATGCCGATGAACAGGAAGCCGGGGCTGTGGCTGCGCACATCCAAGCGAAATATGGGAAACGGGCCATTGTCACCAATGGCCGTGAACCGCAGCACACGCTTCAAAACTCATACAAGAGGAAAAGGCAGCAAATACGCAATAGACTTGCTGAAATTGTCAAAGCGGAGGTTGGTGACAAATGAGCGTTGCAGCGCTGGAATTTATCTCAAAAAAGATGGAGGAAATTGGCGTTCCTTATCAATACGGCAACTGGGAAGGTGATCTGCCGGAAGATTACTATTGCATTGCTGACGGCTACATTGAACCCCCGTCCCCGTACAAAACGGAAAGCGGATATACGGATGCCACGCTGTATTTGCGATTGTACACCCGGAAAAGCGCAATGATCCTGGAACAGGCAAAAGAACTCATTGAAAAAACATTTGCAACCACGGCAATCCTGGACAACGGTTCAGCGATTGCCATTTTTTGTGATGGTGTATTGGCAACCCCCACGGGTGACAATGCGCTGAAAGCACTGAAAATTGATCTCAATATACAAGAATGGAGGGCATGAATATGCAGAATAACGGCGTAACTCCTGGTACTCCTGCTCAAATTCCCTTTGGCCCCGGCTTTTATTTCGATGGCGTGGCATACAGCGAAACGGTTGCACCCACGGAAGAAGCCATGAGGGCCGGAATCATCGGCGCTACCCAGGAAGGCGGCAAGGTGGTTATTACCCCTGAATTTTTCGATATTCCTGTGGATGGCGTGGATGTGCCGATGGAAGAAACGAAACAGAAAGTCGGCGAAAAATCCCATATCGAAGCATCTTTCCTGGAACTGAAGCCGGAATTTGTGCGCAAACAGGTGATTGGCAAGCTGGGCGAAACCACCGATAAGAAATACGATGTAATCACTTCTGATGCGTACATTCGCCCCGGCCATTTTTACAAGGGCTGCGGCTATTGTGGCCGCCTGACCGATGGCCGGGATTTCATTGTGCTTTACAAGAAAGCACTGTGGACTACTGGCTTTGAGGGCGAAAACAAGCCCAAAACCAATTCTGTGCTGAAAGGCACTTTTGAATGCCACACCGATGCGGAATATGTTGCAGAACATGGTGCAAGCAAGCTGCCCTATGCGCTGTTTATCCGCAAGAAAGAGGGCTGGACGGCTGTCAATGCCGATGAAGTGGCTACCCCTGCTGCGTAATAAGAAAGGATGAATAACCTGATGGAGAATAAGGAAAATACCGAAATGATGAACGAAAACAAGCCATATACCCTGCGTCCCCTGAAGGATAAAGACCTGTACCCCGTGCTGGACATTGTGGGCAAGGTGCTGCCGGGTGATCTTTCCAATGCTTTCTTTGGCCTTGTTTCCAAAGAAGTGAACTGGCAGGAAGTGGGCTATGCTCTGCTGCTGAAGATGGTTCCTGCCGTGATCCGAAACATGAATCTGGTGCATGATGAACTGTATGCGTTCCTTTCCGATGTTTCCGGCATTCCTGCGGAAGAAATTGAAAACATGGAATTCGGCACAACGCCCCGGATGCTCCGTGATATTCTGAAGGATGCAAAAAACAATAGTTTTTTCGGGGAATTTTCCAAATTGTCCTGATAGGTGAAGTCAAATTCATGGACATGCTGTACCGTGCGTACAGCAGTCCAATGGATTTGATGGCCCAGTACATAAACCGTGGGCAATTTGGAGCGTTTGTGCAAGGCTTTTTACAGCAAGAGTACGAACGCAAGAAAGAGGAACACGAAAAGAATATGGATTGGATGCTGTGGATAGCCTATATTGGCACACACAACTATATCGAAACATCTTTCAATGAGTTTAAGAAGCGTTTAATTAAATCAGACAGCAGCACAAACGGGTATACAAGCGATACCGATTTGACCGAAGAAGGCGCTTTGAAAATCATTGATGATTTGTTTAAGGGATGATAGGCGTTTCACCCAGAAAGGGTGAAAAGCATTGGAGATATTCAAGCTGCTTGGTACGATTGAGGTTGACAACGATGCGGCAAACCGTGCGTTGGATGATACCGGGCAAAAGGCCAATGAAACAAGCGGCAAATTCAACGAAGCCTTTAACAAAATAGGTGCATTTGCCCTGGGCCTTGGCAAAATGGTTGTTACGGCAGGGCTTGCCCTTGGCGGTGCATGGATTGCAGCCATTGAGGGCAGCCGGGAATACCGGGCCGAAATGGCAAAGCTGGACACTGCATTCATTACCAATGGGCATTCATCCGAAACAGCAAAGCAGACCTATTCTGAATTGAATGCCGTGCTGGGTGACAGTGAACAGGCCGTGGAAGCGGCACAACACCTGGCAAAGCTGACAGACAACGAAAAGGATTTGCAGACCTGGACGGATATATGCACGGGCGTATACGCCACCTTTGGCGCATCCCTTCCCATTGAAGGGCTGACGGAAGCGGCCAATGAAACGGCGAAAACAGGCATGCTTACGGGCGGCCTGACGGATGCGCTGAATTGGGCCGGGATCAGTGAAGAAGAATTTCAGAAAAAGTTGGATGCATGCACAAATGAACAGCAGCGTCAAGACCTGATAATGAACACACTGAACAAGACCTATTCGGAAGCGTCCCAGCAATACCAGGCCACAAACAAGGATGTAATGGAAGCCCGGAAAGCCCAAGAAAGGCTGACAGATGCCTTTGCTGAACTGGGCCGTGTGGGTGAACCCATCTTAACAGCTATCAAAAACAAGGTTGCTGATATGGCCGCTGCTGCCATTCCAAAGCTGGAGGCATTCATCCAGAAGGTGAAGGATGCAAAGAAATGGCTTCAGGATAACAAATCAACCGTGGACAAATGGAAAGCTGCCATTGTAGGGGCTGTTGCATCTGTTGCATCCTTTATTCTGATCCTGAAATGGGGCGCTATCATGAGTGCGGCGAAAACGGCCATTACAGGCGTACGGACGGCTGTTCTGCTTTTGAATGCTGCTATGAGGGCGAATATAATCGGGCTGATTGTGTCACTTGTAATCGGCCTTGTGGCGGCGTTTATGACGCTTTGGAAAAACAATGAGGGCTTCCGTAATTTCTGGATCGGCCTATGGAACAAAATCAAGGCTGCCTGTTCATCGGCCATCACGGGCATTAAAAACAAATTTAATGACTTGAAAACGGCTGCCGGGAATGTGAAAAAATGGTTTGAGGATATGCGAAAATCAGTTGCTGACAAAATCGGAGCTGCAAGGGATGCAGTGAGCAAAGCTGTTGACAAAATCAAGGGCTTTTTCCCGTTGAAAATCGGCAAAATCTTTTCCAATCTGAAAATACCAAAGATTTCTGTCAGCGGCGGCAAAGCCCCGTTTGGCATCGGCGGTGCTGGCAAAATGCCGTCCTTTGATGTGAAATGGAATGCAAAGGGCGCTGTTTTCGATAAGCCCACCATTTTCAACACCAGGCTTGGCATGCAGGGTGTTGGGGACAGCAGCACACCGGAAGCCGTTGCACCCATCGGGGTTTTGCAGGACTATGTTCGTGCTGCTGTGCAGGGTGAAAATGCAGAATTGGGCGATATAATCAAGCGTCAGTTTAGCATGCTGATTGCAGCCCTGGAAAGGATGATCCCCAAGGGCGTTTACCTTGACGGTAATGCTTTGGTGGGAGAACTGACACCAGCCATTGATGCCGGGCTTTCCACCCGGTGGCAGCACACGCAGCGTGGGAATGTACGATAAGAAAGGGACGGTTCACACCGTCCCTTTTTCGTTAAAAGCCCAAGCCTTTGTATTTTGTGAATTTCACAGATTCGCCCGTAATTTCCACTTTGTATCCATAAAGCAAATCAGTACGGCCAAGCTGTTGATCTTTGTATAGCGTTTCATAAAGGAGCTGTTTACCGTTTGCATCACGGATTCTCACGCTGGAAGCAGTTTCTTCTGCAATGATAGTGAAAACGCCCACGGGAATATCAACACCAACTGTATATATGCCGCTTGGGACAGAAACGGCATGATCCAAATCTTTTCTGGATGCCAATTCAACTTCAATCATTGTTTTCAACTGCAATAATTCATCCGTTGAAAATGAAGCCAGCACATTCACATTTTCCGCAACAGAAAATGTTGAAAATACAAAGGAAACGGCAAATAGCAGAGAAAGCACACACAACCATTTTTTCATAGCAGCACCCTCCTTTTTGCGCTTATTATATAGCGCTTTTTTTCATTGGACAATGTACAAAACGGTAAACCAGAATACAAACAGGGATGGTAGGTGATACCGATGTCAGAAACATTTAAGCTTAAAGGCACAATAAGTATTTCAAGGGAAGAAGCCTTGAAAGCATTGGGCGAAACTTCAGAAAAGGCAGAAGATACAAGATCAAAACTGGAAGATGCTTTTAACAAGATTGCCGGATATGCAGAAGTGGCCGGGGCAAGAATAGGCCAGGGCTTGCAGTGGGGCTTCAATCAGATAAAAAACATCACAATCGAAGGCATGAACCTTTCCGGTGCTGTGGAACAGGGTGTTGGCGGTGCTGAAGCAGTGTTTGGCCAGTATGCCGATAAAATTGCAGAAAAAGCTGCATCGGCATATGAAAGCATGGGCTTGTCTGCTGCGAAATATTACACAGAAGCAAACAAGATGGGTTCGCTTTTTATTGGTATGGGGTATGACCAGGCAGAAGCGGCTGAAATGACCACAACGGCCATGCAGCGTGCAGCCGATGTGGCGGCCATCATGGGCATTGACCTGGAATGGGCTATGTACAGCGTGGCTGGCATGGCAAAAGGCAATTACATGATGATGGATAACCTGGGTGTAGCCATGAACGCAACCACGCTTGAAGCCTATGCCCTTGAAAAAGGTTTAACCGTAAGCTGGAAGGAAATGACGAAGGCTGAACAGATAGGTTTAGCCTATGAAATGTTCATGGAGCGCACAGCCTATGCCATGGGGCGGTATACGGAAGAAAATAACACCTATACAGGTTCTATCAACACGGCAAAGGCAGCGTGGGAAAATTTCATTTCCGGGCAAATGACCATGGAAGAAGCCTTTCCACATATCAAAAGCGCCTTTGATATTACGATGGACAGGCTGGAGGAAATCCTTCCTCATGTTGTAACAGGGTTAAAAACCTTCATGGATAAGCTTTCTCCTTTTTTGCCGGGAATTATGGAAACCATAACGCCTGTATTGGTTGATGCATTTACAACGGTGATTACAGGCGTTGTCAATAATCTTCCGGCAATTATTGAAGCTTGCGGCCCTGCCCTTGAAAAAGCGTGGCCGCTTTTGCTTGCATACCTTGGTGGAAAAGCAGCCATAAAAGGCGGTTTTAATTGGCTGAAAGACTCGGCGAAAGGTATGTTTTCAGGGAAAGGCGGCACACCTGTTGACGGCACTGCTACTTCTGTTCCTACTGGCGGTGGAGGTACGCTAATTGCAGGTTTTGGAGCTGCGAAAGCGGCGGCAACAGCAGGCATGACGCTTTTTCCGCTTTTAGCTTTACCCGGACTTATTGACGCTTTAACTAATCCTGACAAATATGATGGATCACCTGAAATTTTCAATGGCCCTGCATTTCAGCTAAAAGATGGTGCAAAACCGGAAAACTATTCGCCCTATGAAATGGTTAAAAGAATGGAAAACTATGAAAAGAAAAAAGATCTCCCAGAAGGATTTGGCGGCAGTTCCGGCAGTTTTGGGAAACCTGGTGCAAGTGTATTCGATGTTCTTAGCCAATACACTTTTGGCAAAAGCGGTGGATTTACAGGCGGTGACATTACACCATTGGCCACGCTGCTGACGAACCTGAATGCAAAGCTGGACACCGTTATTTCCTATCAGGCCCAGGGCAAAACCATTGTGCTGAATACCGGGGCATTGGTGGGCGGTATTGGTGGAATGATGGATCAGCAGCTTGGCAAAATGCTTCAGATGAAAACAAGGGGGTGATTGAATGCAAGGCGTAATATTTGGCACTTATCACAGCTTCCGAGCATGGGGGCTGATGCTGGCAAAGATGCCTATTGTCAGCGCACCCGAACCCAAATATAAGCTGGTGGAAGTGCCGGGAAGCAATGTGATCCTGGATTTGACAGAATCACTTGCCGGAAAAGTGACCTATGGGCCACGGGAATTGATATGCGAATTTGTGACGGGTGCAAACCGGGAAACCTGGGCGGCGTTGCATTCTGAAATCACAAATGCCATCCACGGCAAGCGACTGAAAATTGTGCTGGATAATGACCCGGATTATTACTGGACGGGCCGTGTGACCGTGGGCGAATTTGAGCCGGAGAAAAAGACGGCCATGCTGACGATCACGGCAACGGTTGAGCCTTACAAACACCACCGCCACGGAAACGGGGTGAAGCTGTAATGTTTACCGTCTATGCAGACGAAAATCTCCTGTTTGATACTACACAGGATGATTACGAAAGAATATTGCTTGAACCGAGAATAAGCCTGGAAGCCAATAAGCCGGGCTTATTTTCTTTTATTATGCCGCCCGGCCATGTGCTGTATGACGGCATAGAGCGCATGAAAACCACCATCACGCTATACCAGGACGGGGAAGAAATTTTCCGGGGGCGTGTGGTGGATGATGAAACGGACATGTACAATCAAAAAACCATCCAGTGTGAAGGGGAACTGGCCTTTTTTATTGACAGCATCCAGAGGCCTTATGAATACGATGGTACACCCTACGGCCTGTTTGAACACCTGATAAACACTCACAACGAAATGGTGTGTGAAAATCAGCGGTTCACCATTGGCATTGTGACGGCCATTAGCAACGAAGGCAAAGCCCAGGTTGACACGGATGAACCCGCAGACACATTGAGCGAATTGAACAGCCGGATGATTAACGCATACGGCGGTTATTTCCGCATACGCAATGTGGACGGTGTGCGTTACATTGATTATCTGGCAGACGGTGACGAAAGCGAACAGCCTATTGAATTTGGTGTTAATCTGCTGGATTTGAAAAAGCGAATCAGCGCAAACGATGTGTTTAATGTGCTTATTCCCAAAGGTGTAATGCTGAAAGGTGATAACGGCAGATTCACGGAAGCGCTGAACATCAAGGAAGTAAATAACGGCCTGGATTACATCGAAGATACGGCAGCCATTGAACAATACGGCAGAAAGATTTGGAAAACCAAACAATGGGACTATATCGAAGATGCCCAAACGCTGCTTGAAAAAGGCCGGGAATACATGGCTGTTGGTGTGCTGGAGGAAATCACGCTGACCCTTGGCGCACTGGATATGCACTTTGTGGATAAAGAAAAGCAGCGCATTGGCATTTGTAACCGGGTGCGCATCCGCTCCAATCCCCACGGGCTTGACAGGCTGGATATTTGCCGGAAGTTGGAAGGGGAACTGCTGTACCCTGAAAAATTCCAATACACATTCGGAAAGCCCCAAATGTCACTGATTGACAATGTGGTGCTGGAACAAAAGAAATACGGTGGCGGTGGTGGCGGTGGTAAAACGGTAAAGGAAAAAGTCAAAGAACTGCTAACCTGGGCATATGATTTTGCCGATGAAGAAGAAGCAAGATACTTGATAACCACCGGTGCAATCAACAAAATGCTGGGCCATGAAAGCGGCGCTGATATTTTGCTTGAAGGCATTGAACCATATGTGGCATTGACGGCTTACAAAAACGGCATTATTGCCACTATCAATCTTTCCCCTGAAACAGCGCTGATTCAAGCACCGAAAGTCAATCTGGTGGGCTATGTAACGGCTTCCAACTTGGATGCGGCTATTGCCAATTTGAACTATGCCAATTCTCAGGCCATTGAAACCCTGCTGATTAGCGCAAACCAGACGGATTTTAACTTCTTGAAAGCAAACAGTTTCACACACAATGGTGAACTTGTGACAAAGCGGAATGTGAAGATGGGCAATATCACTTCTGCCGGGAAAGCACTGTCAACGGGCGGCGAACTGGATTTGTCACACAGTCATAAAGTGATTGTCAATGATGATGGCACAGTAACGCTTGGGGAGGTTTCCGAAGAAGGTGGAAATTTTAATATAGCCGATACCAAAGTCTATAAGGACGGGGTATCGGCAGCGGCAAACAATGTGGCTTTCAGAACGGCAACATGGACGGGCGGCAGATTGACCGTAACGCTTTCCAACGGAAAGCAGAAGGTCATTTCACTCACCCAGGGCAACACAACGGGCGATAACAAAATACCTGTGCTTGATAATGACAGCGGCGCAACGGCGTACACGGTGGATGCATCCGGCGTGTACAAAGACGGCTATGATGCCGGATGGGCTGCGGCTGTGGCTATGTGTGCTGTGGCTATCAGCGGCACTTATGGCAATGTAATCACCGTGAAAATGCCCGGCAGCACGGTTGATACTGCTGCGGCTGATGATGTGTTCACTGTATCGTCTGGCGGTAACATTGACGATATTCGGAATACAGCGGCAAACACCTTCTACACCCAGGGCCGTGCCTATGCCTACTTGAAGCGGAATGATGAAGAACGGCAAACCGTATCGACAACTATTTTGACCGAAACGCAGACAATCAATGTTGGACAATGATGAAAGGATGGTGGAAAAATGACGGTAACAGTGAAGGGCAAAACATTCACGGTTGACTGGATGTGGCTGGTGAACAGAACGGATGAACTGATGCTGCAATACACCGACACCCGGCATGTTTCTGAAATCGTGGCTGATTGGGAAGGTGCTGAAGTGATGGAGCGCAAAAGCGAAACGGAAGGTGATATTACCTATGAAGGGTACACCAGCATTCGCCGGATCATCCGCAAGGAAAACAGTAAAGTAGAAATTGCACTTGTGAAGGGGGAATGATGCATGGACGCTATCTGGCAAATGATTGTGGATGTGGAACTGACAACAAAGCTGCATCGTGTGTTTGGCGGTGTGCTGCTGGGCAAGAATGACAAGCTGGCAAACCGCATGGGTGCAAGAGTGTGTCAGGATGGCCAAGCTGTGAACCTGTCCGGGTATACGGTGAAGGGCTATTTCATCCGCAACGGCACAGAAACCATTGTACTTAACGGTACTATCAGTGGCAATCAAGCCTATGTGGATTTGGATGCAAAATGCTATCACAAGGACGGCAGCTATACCCTGTCTGTGGTGCTGTGCAAGGGTGGCAGAGAACAAACGCTTGTTATCTTTGATGGGCGTATTGCTGAAACCGGCACAGATACCATTGTAGAAAACGAAAACACGCTTTCCCTGGCTGATCTGGCACAGCAGGAATGGGTTGAAAATGTGCTTGATGCTGCCGATGTGGCATTGGAACAGGCAAACAAAGCGGCAGAATCCGCAGCGCAAGCCCAGGCAATCAAGGACAGCATTCCCCCGGACTATACCGAAGTCGTAAAACAAATTGACCAGAAAGCCCAGGCCATCTTTGTGGATGCCAGCGGTGATATTGTGCAGATTACGGATGGGGCTGAGGGCATGCCTGTGAAAAGACTGAAAACGACCATCGTTCCCAAAGAAGACTGTACTGGATGGGATGCGGTAAATGTGACCGGAACCGGAAAGAACCTGTTTGGTGGCAAGGCATTGGCAGAAGCGCTTAAGGCACTTTCGCCATCAACAATTACGATTGATGAAAATGCCGGAACAGTTACTTTCAATGCCGGAAATGCTGGCAGCAAAAGGTTATTTTATGTAAAGAATCCTGCTTCCAGATATACGGTTGTATTAACGGGGAAAAACAGTCTCTATACACACTCCAATATCGTTTTTTACTACACGGACGGCACATATTCTGCTGCCAATTTTGAAAGTATAAACACTGTATCTACCATTGTGGCATATTCAACCCCGGGGAAACAAGTGCAATCCGTTGGTGTAATCCTGTACGGAGGCTCGACCGTCCTTTATTACAATGAATGCGGTTTGTTTGAGGGCATTTTGACCAAAGAGGACTTTGAAGCATACAAAGGAAAAACCTTGATCGAAGACCTGCCCGAAACGGTGTACGGCGGCAAGCCGGACTGGGTGAGCGGTGTCCTGACCGTAACCCATGCGGTGAGGACACTGAACGGCACAGAAAGCACATGGACTAATTATTCGGCCATTGCAGGATGTACCGTCCAGATCGGTGCAATGAGAAAAAGTCATGCTGCGCAAGATTTTTGGTGCGACATATATCCGACAGCAAAAGGTGCAAGTTTCACCGAAAGCGCTGTTATGTGCGGATATAACAATTCAAACTACCTATATTGGCAAAATGTGTATGAGGCGTTCGGCGTTGCTGATCTTGCCGGATGGAAAGCATACCTGCAGGAACATCCGGCGAAGATTGTGTACCCCTTGGCAGAGCCTTACACCATACAGCTCACGCCACAGCAGCTTGAAACCCTGAAAGGCACGAACAACATCTGGAGCGATGCCGGGGAAACGGAAGTGACCTATGCAGCCGATACAAAGATGTACATCGACCAGAAAATCGCAGCCATCGCCGCTGCTATTGTATGAGGAGGTAAAACACCATGAAGAATGTATTCCTGGAAGCCATGAATGAAGCCTTTGACCTGACTGCCATGCTGGCAAAAATCGACTATCATCACATCCGGGGCAACCTGACGGATGCTGACCGTGAAGAACTGGTGACACTTGCCCGTGAAAAGGCGAATCCTTTCGGCGGCGTGGATGTGCTGAAGAAGCTTGAAGAAATCGAAAACCGTCTGCGTGTGCTGGAAGAAGGCAAGCAGGAAAGCACTGAAACCGTGCCGGAATATCAGGCTGGCAAATGGTACTATGCCGGGGACAGGGTGATGTTTGACGGCAAGACCTATTGCTGTATTGCGCCTGAAAATGCGGTATGCACCTGGAATCCTGCCGAATATCCGGCTTATTGGGAGTTGATGTAATGGATAACCGCTGCATCTGTTGTGGCACAGAAATCCCGGAGGGGTGGCAAGTCTGCCCCTCCTGTGAACTGAACCCACCCCTGCTGAAGAAAGAAAAGAAGGAGGAATGATATACGAACGGCATAACCTTTGGTCAATACCATTCTTACCGTGATTTCGGCCTGTTGCTGCAATCAAAGGAAATCGGATCACCTACAATCAAGGTGCAAAAGATTGATATTCCTGGTGCTGACGGTGATCTGGATATGACGGATTATTTCGGCGGTGCAAAATACGAAAATGTCAAGCACAAATTTGAATTTGCCACCAATGCCCCACGGAATGAGCATCTAACGCTTTTCAGCACCATCAAAAACGCAATCCACGGCAAAAAGGGAAGGATCATCATTGACGGTGATCCTTCTTTCTTTTACCTGGGCCGCTGTTCCGTTTCTGCCTTCACCAATGACAAAGGCGCTGGCTATGTGACGATTGAATGTGATTGCGAACCCTACAAATACAAACTGGCAAAAACCGTGGTAACACAGGCCATTGATGGCACAAAAACCATCGACTTGACAAATGGCAGGAAACATGCTGTACCTACCATCACCACAACAGCGGCCATGACGATTGCCTTTGCTGGAGGAATGTGGACGCACAGCGCAGGAACATTCACTATTCCAGAATTGGAATTGGTGGAGGGCGAAAACAATGTGACCGTAACGGGAACGGGAACAGTTTCCTTTGAATGGCAGGAAGGTGATCTGTAATGTACCGGGTATATTGTGATGATTCCCTTCTATATCATAGCAAGCTGGAAAATCTGGTTTTGCTCAATCCTTCCGTGGAATTGGAAGTGAACAAAACAGGATCATTTACATTTACCATACCAGCAGACCATCCGTATTATGGGCTGATCCACAAGATGAAAAGCATTATCACGGTATATCAGGACGATTATCTGCTGTTCCGTGGCCGGGTGCTGGATGATGTAATAGGCTGGCACAATCAAAAAGCCGTCACCTGTGAAGGGGAGATGGCTTTTTTGCTGGACAGTATCATGCGGCCCTATGATTTTTCCGGCAGTATACCGGAATACCTGGCACTGCTGCTGGACAGCCACAATGGACAGATGGAAGCAGAAAAACGGTTCACGCTGGGCAATGTGACGGTGACAGATGCCAATGAATACATTGTACGGTCAAACATTGACCACACCGACACATGGACGGAAATGCAAAATAAGCTGGTCAATCTGCTGGGCGGTTATCTGCAAATCCGGCATGAAAACGGTGTGCATTATCTTGACTATCTGCAAGATTTCACCTTGCTTTCGCAGCAGAAAATCGAATTCGGCAAAAATCTGCTTGACCTGAAACGCATTCGCAATGGTGCGGATATTGCAACGGCTGTCATTCCCCTGGGGGCAAAGCTGAAGGATGCAGACGGCAATGACACGGGCGAACGCCTGACCATTGCCAGCGTAAATGATGGCAGTGATACCATCTATGACGAAGAAGCCATAGCACAATATGGCCTGATTGTCAAGACGGTCATTTTTGACGATGTGACCGAAGCAGCAAACCTGCTGACCAAGGGCAAAGCACATTTGGCCTGGCTTGTCAAGCTGCCTGAAACCATTGACCTGACGGCTGCTGATTTGGCAGCGCTGGGCCAGAATATCACATCTTTCCACCTTGGAACAAAGGTGCAAGTGACAAGCAAACCCCACGGCATAAACCAGCTTTTCACGGTCAGTAAGCTTTCCGTCAAATTGCGTGATCCGGCAGCCAATCATTTGATGCTGGGCGGTGTGCTGGACACCTTCACAACCACGGCCAGCAAGATCACCACGGCCAGCAGCGGAAAGGATGGCAGGGACGGCCAGGATGCAGTCACCTTGCGGATTGATTCCAGCCGGGGAACGGTTTTCAAAAACAGCGAGGTTTCCACTGTCCTGAATGTTGTAATCTTCAAGGGTGGAAAAACAATCACGGATGCAGCCACAATGAGGGCTGAATTCGGCAGCAGTGCTTATCTGGAATGGCACTGGCAACGAATGGGAGAAGAAACCTTCGGTACGATCCTGGCAACTGACAGCCGGATTTCAAACGAAGGTTTTTCTTTGTCACTGAACCCCAGTGATGTTGACACAAAGGTAGTTTTCAAATGCCAACTGGTAACGGAATGAAAGAAAGGAGTATTTTATGGCAATTAAATCGGTAGACCAAATTTCCATTGTTGATGTAACAGATGCGTATTCGGTAATTCTCACTTCTGAAACCCATGCTTTCTTGGGCACAACCAACGCAGCAAAAGCAGGATCGACCACCACACAAATCATTGCTATGCAGGGCGCTTCCCAGGTGGCTTGCAGCGTGACGGTATCGGAAATCACCAAACCTGCTGGCGTAACGGTTTCCAGTGACAGCAATGCCACATCTCCCACTTTGACCATTTCCGTTACCACCAGCGTGACAAGCGGCGGTGTTATCAAAATTCCTGTGCATATCGGTGATATTACCATTATGAAGGAATTTACATTCACCATTGCATTCACTGGTGCAACGGGTGCGCAGGGTGCAACGGGCGTTGCTGGTGCGGATGCAATTACGCTTTCCATCACATCCAGCAACGGCACTATTTTCAAAAATTCTGCCATTGAAACGGTGCTTACGGCCCATGTGTACCGGGCCGGGGCTGAACTGACTGCTGCACAGATTGCAGCGCTTGGCACGATCAAATGGTACAAAGACGGGATAGAAACAGCCGTTGGAACGGGTGCAACTTTGACCATTGATGCAGGGGATGTGAGCCACAAGGCAAGCTATGTAGCACAGTTGGAGGGGTGATGCAATGGCTGTAAAAGCAGCAGGGCAGATCACGCTTTCAAGCGTTGTCGATGTGTACGCCACATATCGGTATTATCTGCTCCAATCATCCACAGCAGCAAAGCCAGCAAGGCCCACAACCTTTCCACCTGCCAGCACATGGAGTGATGCAGAACCGGGGTACACGGAAGGCAGCACCAACAGCCTGTACACGGTGGATTGCACGGTGTTCAGTGATGATTCCTTCCTGTATTCGGCTGTTTCCCTTTCCAGCAGCTATGAAGCGGCAAAAACGGCCTATAATAGGGCCACCAACGCCCTTTTGCACACAGTGGTACAAAGTGTCACAGCACCAACAGCAACCACCTATATGTGGCTGGATTTAGGCGCAGAGCCGCCATTATTGAAGCGGTATGATGCTGAAACAGCAGCATGGGTTGCCGTGAACGATGCAACCGAAATTGTATACAACCTGGAACAGAATTTGGAAGCATCCATCACGAAAAGTGAACAGGAAATCACGGCGAAGGTGGCAGAAAGCTATTCCTTGAAGGAAGATACGGAAGCCCTGGTTTCTGGTGTCAGCACCGAAGTGGAACTGGTCAAAAACAGCTTTGAAATCCAATTCAATGAATTCAGCAAGGATATTACAGCGGTTGCCAATGGCACGGATGCAGAATTTGAGGAAATCAGAAAATACATCCGCTTCATTGACGGCAAAATCCTGCTGGGTGAAGTGGGAAACGAATTGGAATTGGTGATTGATAAAGCACGGATCAGTTTCTTTCAAGACGGCGCAGAAGTGGCGTATTTCAGCAACCGCACAATGTTTGTGACAGATGGAGAATACACCCATTCGCTGCGTGTGGGAAAATTGCAAATAACACCACGGAGCAACGGCAACACATCAATCAATATTGTTTAACTTTCATAGGATGATAGGCATTTCTGACCTTCAGTAAGGAGGGCAGAAATCATGGCAGCATCAGGCACAATACAACAGGCGATCCGCACGGGGTACAGGCTGCAAATAGCATGGGAAGTTACTTCGCAATCCGTTGCAAATAACACTTCCAGCGTGACAGCAAAGGTGCAGTTGGTTTCCACGGGTAGCAGCTACACCATCAACAGCAGCGCAAGCAAAAGCGGAAGTTTGACCATCAACGGCACAAAGTACAGCTTCACTTTCACGGCTGCGCTTTCCGGCAACCAGACGAAAACCATCTATACAAAGACGGTGACGGTTTCCCATAATGCAGACGGCACGAAAACCTGTGCTTTTTCCGCAACGGCTGGCATCAATGTTACACTTTCCGGCACTTACTATGGCAATGTCACAGCATCCGGCAACGGCACATTCAACACCATTGCCAGGGCTTCCACCATCAGCAGTGTAACATCATCTGTCAGCATCAACGGCACAAACACATGCACCGTGGCAATCAGCAGGGCTTCTTCCAGTTTCACGCACACGGTTGTATTCAGCTTTGGAAGCTATACAAAGAGCAATACAGGGGTGGGTACATCCACAAGCTATGCCATCCCCACAAGCTGGATCAATGCCATGCCAAACGCCACCAGCGGCACGGCAAAGGTGACAGTGACCACCTATTCAGGATCAACGAAAATCGGTTCTGCTGTGAGCAAGAATTTCACCGTCACCGTCCCTGCATCCGTTGTGCCTACCATTTCCAGCGTGGCCGTGGCTGATACCACCACCAACCAAACCACCTTTGGAAACATGGTGCAGAGTAAATCCAAGCCGAAATTCACCATCACGGCGGCTGGGGCTTATTCGTCCACCATCAAAACATACAAGACGGTTTTCCAGGGCAAAAGCTATTCCGGGGCAACACCTACGGCTGCAACCATCACAGGAAGCGGCACAGTTTCCGCAACCATCACCGTAACGGACAGCCGGGGACGGACAGCCAGCATCACAAAAAGCTGGACAGTGGTTGCCTATGCTGCCCCGAAAATCACCAGCTTTACCGTCACACGCTGCCTGGCCGATGGTACGGAAAATTACGATGGTACATACCTGAAAGCTGCCATCAATTACAGCATATCGGCTGTAAACAACAAAAACAGCGCTTTATATACCCTTGAATACAAGGCCAAAACCAGCACCACATGGACGGCCTTGACAAGCGGCACGAATTATGCATTGAACACCACATACACCAGCGAAAACGGGCCATTTAGCCCGGATAGCAGCTATGATGTGCGCTTGACAGTCAAGGATAGCTTTGCAACAATCACCAGCACCACGGATATTCCAACGGCCTTCACGCTGATGGATTTCCATGCTGGAGGAAGGGCGCTGGCCTTTGGTAAAGTGGCCGAAAAAACGGAAGGCGTTGAATTTGGCCTTCCGGCATTTTTTAGCCATGCAGAAACGCCTGGTTCTGTCAAGTATTTGCAAATGGGGCAGGATTTGAACGATGTAATGGAACCCGGCTTCTATGCCATCCCCAATACAACCGTTTCGGGATCATTGATAAATAAGCCGTGGAGCGGAACAATGACCGGGACGCTGCTTGTGATGGCGGAGGGAAACACGAATCAGCGGATTCAAATTCTGCATAAATCTTCCCGTACAGATGGAGCGATTTACGAGCGCTGCATTTATCAAGGCACATGGGGCGATTGGCACAAGATATTTGACGGTGATGGTACTGTGCTTTGGTCAGGCGGCATGTATATGACCGAAACACACAAAATCACCTTCACAGAACCAGCCAGCCTTCAGCCGTCCGGCATTGTTCTGGTGTTTTCGGAATATTACGATGGCGAAGCAAAAAATCAGTCTATTGTCAGTCATTTTGTACACAAAAAGTCGATTGCAAATCATTCTGGTTCTGGTAATTGTTTTTGGATGATGACAAGCAATGGTGCGTATGTTGCCACTAAATACCTGTATATCCGTGATGATGGTTTAACAGGCCATGCAAATAACGGTATTGTCATAACTGGCACAAGCGGCGTTACCTTGACCAATAACCGCTTTGTGCTGCGGTATGTAATTGGAGTATAAGCGAAAGAAGGGATGAAAAATGGAAACGGTTATTTCTGCGATCACTACGGGGCTTCTTGTTCTTTTCGGTGGGATTACATTGGTTCAAATTGCACCCATCAAATTAAATCCTTGGTCATGGATTGCAAGGGCCATTGGCCGGGCGATCAATGCAGAGGTAATTGACAAGGTGGACAAACTGGAAACCAAAGTGGAGAATATCAAGAAAAATACAGAGGAACACGAAGCAAAAAGCGCACGGGTGCGCATTCTTCGCTTTGGTGATGAAATCCTGCATGATGTGAAGCACAGCCAGGAGCATTTCAATCAAGTTTTGCTTGACATAACAGAATATGAAGAATATTGCAGACAGCATCCAGAATTCCGAAACAATGTGACTGGGATCACCACAAAGCGGATCATGGCTACATACGAAAAATGCCTGAAGGATAACAGCTTTCTATAACAAAAACCGGGGAATAATCCCCGGCCTTTTTTATTTGTAATATATTCCTTTTTCTTGAAACCTGTGCTATAATCCAGGCGTGGCACGGGTCTGCCCATATGTACATCATGGATAAGCCGACGAACACACTTACCCATCATGTACATGTGTGTCATAAAAAAATATAAACCCCATTTCCCCTTGTTGTATGGCTTATAAAAGCAGATTAACATGCAGCCTGAACCGCACTTTGCCCTTGCCGTATCGTTCTATAAAATCATAATCAATCCGATCCACGATGGCCTTTAGAAGTATGTTCTTTGCTTCCGGTGTTAAGCTATCATCACGCAAGCCTTCAACGGCTTTTTTTAGTTTGATGATCTTATCTTCATAATTGATTTCTTTCGGGATATTCTGTTTTGCTTCATATATCTTCGATTTCAATTCTTCAATCTGGGCTTGAACGGCCTTATTTCGTTTCAGGAACACTTCTTCCGTATATGTGCCGCTTTCCAAGAAATCATGCTGGCGTTCTTCCTTGGCATATAATTCTTCCAATTCCATGCCCATTTTTTCCAACTGCTTTTTCTGGATGGTTGCTGCCTTGCCTTCATCGTTGTGCAGCTTGGCTTCCATTTCGGGAAGTTGTTCATGCTCCAGGGCAAAAGCAACGGCATTTACTACATCGTCAAGATATGTGGAATTGGCATTGCATCCCCCACGGTTACGGCATTCTATCCTTGTTTTTGCGTGTGGATATGGATGCTGGGCCATTGCTTTTCCGCATTTGTGGCAGAAGATCAGCCCAGCCAGCGGATTAACAAGCGGTGTATCCAGCTTCTTGCGTGGGTTGCGGTTCATTTTATCCTGTGCTGCATCAAACAATTCAAGCGGCACAATGCCGTTATGCTTGCCTTTGGCAATAATCATTTCATCTTCCGATTGCCGAACGGAACGGGCCACAATTTCGCCATTGACAACGGATTTTTCTGTTTTGTATGATCCGAAAACCACCATGCCAATATAATGCCTGTTTTTCAGTATGGCCCTGATGGAGCATTTTTCCCACACCTTGCTTCTATACGGTTTTATGCCCAGTTTGTCAAAGTGGCGGCCTATTTGCAAAAAGGTTTTCCCTTCGTTGACATACATTTCGTATGCCATCAATACAGCATCCGCATATTCGTTTGGTTCAAGGGTGCTGTCACCGTCTGCATCAATGATTTTGTTAAATCCAAAGGGCGGTATATTGCCGATATAACAGCCACGCTTGACGGCTGCGATCCGGCCACGAAGCAGGATTTCTTTAGTGTATTCCAGATAGTCATTCCCACGCATCAATTCCTGTTCAAAGAATTTCCGCTGCATTTTGTTGGTGAGATCATAGGGCATGGTGGGTGTAATGACTTCCGTTTTTGAATACCTGAAGGCATTGACGATTTTTCCGCAATCCTCCAAATCACCACGGGAAAGCCGCTGCGGTTCTACCACAAGCACACCCTTCAGGCGTGGGTTTTCAATCTGCGACAGCACGGCCAGCATTTCAGGGCGTTCCTCTATTGTTTCCCCTGAAACCACTTCCCTGAATATACAGTGTTCCGGGATTCGTCCACCTAAATCCCTTTCGGCCATTTCCTGCAAAATGGTTTCATGCTTTTCAAGCACTTCTTCCACCGATTCATGCGGATTATCTGCCCGGCTTTTTCGCAGATACATTATATATTCATCGTTTGATAGTGTTGTCATGTAAATTTCCCCTTTGAGTTTTCTATTCTGTTTTCTTTTCAAGCCGCAAAATATTATTGGTCATAAAGCCATCAATAACGCTTGATTTGCGGATGTTTTCAGCCCACAGGTTTTCCTTATCTTTTTGTAGCATGGCAACCTGTTCTATCAAATTATCAATCTTTTTCTGTGCTTCCTGTTCCTTCATAATGCGTTGTTCATTCAAATAATCTACTTGTTTCTTCGCATCTGCACGGATAGCTTCTATTTCATTTTGATATGATGTTCTGATTGCATCCATTTCGGCTTTATAGGAAGCGTGGATATTCTCCAGCGCCACACGGTATTCCTGATTATCTTCCAGCAAACGCTTCAATTCCAACTGGACATCATTCAGCTTTTGTGCATCCGGCATATTTTCTTCCTCAAAAGCCAGATAGCACGGATATTGACTGGTAGCACCAATGATGGCATTTTCAATTCGTCTGGCCGTGTCACGCATAATATCTTGATCTGGCGGTGTTGGGCCAAGCACTTTTTCAACCGTTTTTATGGATAATCCTGCCTTTTCGGCTATATATGCATTCGTCAAACCATTGATTGCCTTCAGATCACGCATGTATTCCCACCAGCGCACCAATTCAAGGCCAGAGGTTCGTGGGCCGTCACAACGTACTTTTCTGTGAGGGCAGGAAAGGCAACGGTTATAGGGTTTGCCGGAATAATCTTTATGTTTACTCATACTTATCCTCCGTTTTGTATACAATTTTAGGGTTTATGCCATAAAACAATGGGGGAGGGGTTCCTTTTATGTTTCCGTATGTTCCGCTTATTATTGGCTGTTTTTCCCACTTTGAAAGTGGTATTCTATGAACGGGTCAGAAATGACCTATCATCCCTTGGGGGAGGGAAATGTACAGGTGGTGCTGCGGCGTTTCTCTCCCCTTTACCCTGACATTCACTGGCGTATTATTACCAATTTTGCAAAAACCCTTGAAATTTTCAAAAAGCTTTTGTAATATAGCTTACGAGAACACTCGTTTGTATTGGTACAGGAAAGGATTGAAAAGAAGTGACAAATGAAACTGCAATCAATGAGCCAATGACCAAAGAGCAGCTAATTCATCAAATCTATCAGAAGCTGCAAGAATGCAACGACATTCCTTTGCTGGACTTAATCGACAAACTACTTCTCAAAAGCATTTAGCATTTGTTTTATGCCTTTGATTTTGTCGGCATCAACAGAATAGAGAGAGAAAACTAAATCACGGAAATCTTCATCCATTCGCATACGGACAATGACATCGGCCATGAGATCATTGTCTTTTTCTTTTTCTTTCGTTAGCTTTTCTTCTATTAAGTCTGATTTCAAGATACCGAAATAATCAGCCAGTTTTTGAATTTTGTCTATCCTTGGAAACTTCTTCGCATTGATCCACTCATTAAATGTAGGAGCAGAAACCCCAGCGACAACCGCAAGCTCTTTCTGATTTTTTCCAGACACCTCCATATAATAACGAAGATTTTTAGCAAAAATCGTTTTAGACCATTCTTGTGCCATATTTCATCCCTCCTTTCAATGAAACATCCGAAAAAGTATTTTTGGATAACATTTTCGGTTACAGGTATATTATAGAAGAAGTTCGCTAAAAAAGCAATAATAATTTTTAAAAAATTAGCTATGAGCTATTGACTTTTAGCTAAAGTTATATTACAATAGCATTGAAATTAGCTAAGAGCTAATTACCAAATTATAAAGGAGTGAGAAAATGCCTAAAATCACACTTAAGGCCGCAAGGGTCAACGCCGGATTATCTCAACTGGATGCCGCAAAGCGAATTGGTGTGGCAGCAAGCACCCTGCGGAACTGGGAAGCTGGGAAAACTTTCCCCACGCAGCCCAAGATTGAAAAGATGTGCGAAGTGTACGGCATATCGTTTGATGTTCTTTTTTTTGCCTAAGAAATTAGCTGAAAGCTAATCACGGAAAAAGAATGGAGGTTGATGCATGGAAAACAAAGCCCCGTCTGGTGAAAAGCTTCTCGCCACGTTGATTGAACTGTATGCCGATCAGATGGGCGTGAAAGTGCAATACACGATTGAAACAAGAAAGGAAGGTTGAAATGGGAGGTATTTTTGCCCTGGTTGCGCTGATGCTGGCCTTGCTGATCCCCACGGTGATTTACGAAGGAACAGCCCGGCTTTGGCACAGGATGAAAGAAGAAGCCAGATTCCGCAGGATGCTGAAAGGTGGGTGGATGGCATGAATTTTTTGAGCCTGTTTAGCGGCATAGGTTCTTTTGAAAAAGCCCTTGACAATCTGCAAGTACCCTATGAACTGGTTGCTTACTGTGAAATCGACAAATACGCTTCAAAATCGTATTCAGCAATTCACGGTGTACCAGAAAGCATGAACCTGGGTGACATCACGAAGGTTGATGAAAAGCAGCTGCCCAAGGACATTGGCCTGATTGCATACGGTTTTCCGTGCCAAGACATCAGCCTTGCCGGGAAGCAAAAGGGATTGTTCAACGAAGATGGCACACTGACACGTTCCGGCTTGTTCTTTGAAGCCCTGCGCATCATCGAAGAAACACAGCCCCGTGTTGCCATAGCTGAGAATGTGAAGAATCTCACAGGCAAAAAGTTTGCTGGCCAGTTTCAAATCGTTCTGGAATCATTGGAACGGGCAGGATACAACAACTACTGGAAAGTGCTGAATCTCAAAGACTTTGGCGTACCGCAGAACCGTGAACGTGTGTTAATCATCAGCATCCGCAAGGACATTGACAACGGCACATTCAGCTTCCCGGAAGGCTTCCCCCTTGAAAAACGGCTGAAGGACGTTCTGGAAGATGAGGTGGAAGAACGCTATTACATGAGTGGCATTGCAATAGCCGGGCTTATTCGCCACAAAGAACGGAATAAGGCTAAAGGAAACGGGTTTGGCTTTAATTTGAAGAGTGATGACGATATAGCACCAACAATTATAGCCAGATACTACAAGGATGAGCAAGAGTGCCTAGTTCGACAAATTGGGAACTGCTGTCCAACCAGGACCAGGGACAATCCCAACCAAGGACGCATTTATGACACGGATGGCCTGTCACCTGCGCTTAACTGTATGGGCGGCGGCAACAGACAGCCGTTTGTCCTTGACGGAAAAATCACAGCGGCCGCTATGCGTGGACGATATGGTGAGGATGGAAAAGTGGAACAGACTTTGACAACATCTCCACAGCAGGGTGCTGTGACGGCAGATTTACGAATCCGCAAGCTGACACCAAAGGAATGCTTCAGGCTGATGGGCTTTGACGATGCGGATTATGAAAAGGCATCATCCGTAAACAGCAATACCCAGCTATACAAACAGGCTGGCAATTCCATTGGCGTTCCTGTGGTTGAACACATCATGACTGCACTGTTTCAGTGCGGTGCGCTAATCAAATAACCGGGATGATAGTCGTTTCTGAACCCTAAGAAAAGAAAGGGGTACAGAAACATGAAAAAGGAATTCAAATCTTTTTACAAAACGGTGGGCGGCAATGAAGGGAACAAATGCCATTACAATACCAGGCTTGACCTGTACGGCTGCGGA